CTGATTTCATCTACTGAGTAGTTGATAAATGGTTCGAGGATACTACAGATTCTCATTATTTTCATATATGAAAGTCTGAAAAACATAAATTCCCTATCATCGACTGATTCAACAACCATCTCTTTATCATCATTCTTATCTAAAACATTAGCAATTTTAGTAAGAATCATTTCTTGTAAATCATCAGTTAGATTTACGCCTTTCTTAATAGAAAGAGTTTTGATTAGGTATAACTTATTATGTTTCATTTAACAAATATAGAAAAAAAATTTAATAAAAAAAATTTTTATTAAATTTTTTTAAGCTTCTTCAATAGTTGCTGAAAGACCGGCTGATTTAAGTTTATTATACATTTTCTGTATAGTTTCTTGGTCTCCTCTTTTAACATCACATTTACCGGTGAAATGTACCAAGTGGGCACATTGTGAGGCCTGTTCAAAGTCATGTTTACAGACTTTTATAAGACATTCGATTACCCAATCAAATGTGTTGTGATCATCATTGTGTAACATTAGTATATAAGGTTGTCCTAATATATCTTCTATTTGTACACTTACTTGTTCTTTTGTAATTGTTGCCATAATGTGTATATATTAAAAAATTTGCTTTTTGTTTACAACATCAATAATATTTACTTTGATAGGTTGTTGTTTAGCCCAATGTATAAATTCTTTCAAATGCTCGTGACGATCATCATACATTGTGAATTCAGTAGCGTGTGGATTTTGTTTGATTATTCTTTCAAATAACCAACACTTGAATTTAAATGTCTCACCACCGGTGTTGCAAAAAACATCATCAAATTTAATATCATGTAGTTTCAATACATCCAGCACTTGTTTTTCAAGTTTAGATAAACGACCAGTTGCTAAAAAGACATAAGCATCTGGATCAGATGTTTCTTTTAGGTAGTGATTATATACCCATTGATTTACAGGTGGTTGGAATACATTTAAATTAAGTGATTCTGGATTACCCCACCATCCTCTACCTTGCCAGGAAAGGCCGGTTTGTTTTTCCCATTCTGGTTTACCAGCCTCAGGAGTAGGTGTATGAATTAAGGTGCCATCAAAGTCAAAGCAAACTAGTCTTTTATACATATATAATTTTATTTAATTTTAGAAAGATTTAATTTTTTATATATATCAAAGATACGGATTTATTCCGTTATAAAAAATATATTTACTAATATGAAGCTTGATACTAAAAGTTGGATAATAATAGTATTATTCCTCGCATCTGGTATATTTCTTTACAAATGGTTAACTACTGAGGATAAAAATTTAAAGGAAGAAAATAAAAGACTATCCGAACAAGTTAATTCAATTCAATCTGAAAGAGATTCATTGGCATCTGCTAGAAAAATATCAGAAGTTAAATTTGATAGTATTCAACAAATTGTTGATGTTGAAAAGGCTAAAATTGATAAGTTAAATAAAGATTTGTTAAAATCTAAAAATGACTTATCAAATGCTAAAGTCGATTTGGATAAGGAAAGGCACAAAGTTGACGAGATTAATGCGCAAATTAAAAAACTTAAAGAAACCCCCATTAAGAGAGAAGGTGTCGATTTACTAAACTCTTTAGGAAAAAAATTAAAATAAAAAATGAAACATTTATTAACACTATTGGTTGGCTTGATACTAAGTGTATCTGTAATGGCTCAACAAACTACACTAAGTGTGGATTCTACAAAGACTATCGATTATCCATCTTTCTATATTGTTGGTGGTGACACATTAGGTATAATTATAAGTATTGAGCAAGCTCAATCATTAGATAATGATTTAGAGTTATATTCTTTATTTCAAAAAATGAAAATTAGTTGCGACTCAACAATCAAAGCTTATGTTGTTGTGGTTAATGAATATACTAATCAAGTTGCAATATTAGAGACAAAGATTAAATCATTGGAAACTAATAACAAGGCGAAAGATGACCAGATTAAAGAGTTGAATACACAAATTGCAAATTATAAATTGGATCTAGAAAAAGCTGGAAATCAATTAAAACTTAAAGATAAGATAATTACTAATCAAGAAAAAAGAATAACTGGATTGAAATTACAAAGAGCAGCATATTCTATTGGAACCGGGATTGTTGGAGTTGGACTTGGTATATTAATAGGCTTTTTTGCTTTTCACTAAAAGTGAAAAAAATGATTTTTTAGATATAATATATACTAATAAGAAATTAAAAAATTAATGATTTAAGATGAAACACATCAAAAAATTTGAATCTTATAGAGTTGAAAGAAAAAGAGAAGAGATTATTAAAGAATCTGTTTTTCAAGTAAACGATATTTACAAAGTAAAAAGTATGATTGATATTCCTCAGTCATTAATTAATGCTTATGTTAAGAAAGTAAAAGATAATACTGGTAAGAACTTACGTCAGTTCTTTGGTGATATGGATATTGCTGAAGAAATTGTAAAACACGTTGCTCAAGCAGGTATTGATGCTGATAAAATTCCAGCAACTGCTTTAGTTGGTGGTGTTCAAGGTCAATCTCAAGCTCCTGTTCAAGGACAAGCTCAACCACAAGCTCAAACTGAACCACAAGCACAACCTGAAGCTCAGCCACAAGCACAAGCTCAACCACAGGTTCAAGTTCAACCACAGGTTCAAGTTCAAACTGAAGCTCAACCACAAGCACAAGCTCAAACTGGTGGAGAAGGTTTTGAGGAAGTAGCTCCACAAGGAGAAGCTCAACCAGTTCAAGCTCAGCCACAAGCACAACCTGAGGCTCAAGGACAAGCTCAAGAAGAGGAAGAAGAAACTGGTGAAGAAGAATTACCAGCTTAATTTATAAAACATTTTATAAAAAACACCGAGTAAATCGGTGTTTTTTTATGCACATACTTTAATATATACACTATGAAATATCTTAAACTATTTGAAAATTTTGAAAAAAATAACTCTACTCTATTGGTTGTTGATGTTCAAAAGTCATTTAAGAAGTTCTTTAATGAAATGTATTTGAATGAGTTGAAAAAGTATTGTAATAACTTTACTAATGTTTATCAAATATTTGATAACCATGTTGATGGTAAGAATCAAGATAAAGATTATTTGTATGATGATAATCCTGAAATACCAGTAAACGGAGACTTATATACATTTCCTAATCAAGTTGATTTAATCGAAAAGAGGTATAATTATGATGTTGATGTTGAATTTTATAAAAAGATTCTAAGTAAAGAAGTTTATCAACAGATTAAATCTCAAGAAAAGACTCTAAAGAAAGGTCAATATTTTCCAACAGAAGAAGGTACTATTATAGTATTTATTGGGAATAATCATCAGTGGTTTCAATGCCCTGTTAAATTGTATAACTTATTTCAAAAGTTAAAGGGTAAAGAAGTTACTATTGTTGGTGGTGCTGATTCGGAATGTTTGGAAGATGTTGTTACAACAGCAGAAGCTTTAGGTGTTAATATTAAAAGAGATTGGAAATATATCTACTCAGCCAATCATTGCTCTATTAGCTAAACTTGCCTATTTGTGCGTAAATGCTGTAGTCAGCAATTTTAAGATTTACAAACATTATATCTTGGTAATTCTCCGGATCTTGAACAAACACAACATTTAATGTGTAATTTGTATTTGCTAATTCTGGTATATAAATAGCAATTTGCTCATCTATAGTACTAACAACATATGACTCAGATACTTTAGTTTGATACAATAACTCTAATAGATTTGCGCCAAATTCTGGATCACCCAATACTTCACCTTTATTGGTGAATAGTATCATTTCATATTTCTGTATAATAACATTAACAACTTCATCTTCAATAAGTTCTTTTGGAACATATCTTGGGTGGTCTTTGTATAAAATGTAAAAATCGGTAAAATCTACTGCTGCCATGAATTTATATATTAAATCCTAATATATACATTTGATTCACTTCAGCTAGTTGTTAAAAAATATCGCGAATCTTTCCAATAACAGTCATTCCCAAAACAATCGGGTCGGTATTAGTTTCTAACAATTTTGTGTGTTCGGTGATAATATAGTTTACTTGAAATAACTTTTCAATATTAGATTTCTTTTCATTAATTGACCATTCAATAAATGGTCTACCAAAAAGAGAAATCATTTCATCAATCTTTTCTGGTCCAAAGTTATTCATTAAAAAATGATATATCTCATCATATGTCTTACTTTTATCAAATAGAATTGCATATAAATCATTTCTTAATTTAATATTTATTGTTGATCCAGATTCATTTGATGATCCAGTTTGTTTGAAGTTATCAACATCAATCATTATTGACCTAAAGTCTGGAAACTTTTTATTGATTATCTTAATCAACTCTTCTTTTGGAATTTCAAATTCTTCTTGTGGAGCAATTACAGTATTAATCTTTTTATAGATTTCTGTTTTAAGATATTTCTCTTCTTCTGGTGATTGACAATCAAAGTTTACTTCAATTAATCTAGATCGAATTCCTGGTGAAACTTTGTTGATGTGGTTTGTTGTTAGGATAAATCTAACATTTTTCTTTGAGAACTCTTCAATATAAGCTTTTAAGGCGTCTTGATATTGAATGGATGTCCTTTCAAATTCATCTAAAAATACATATTTAATTGTATCTTTTGATATATCTTGATCCATATCAAATCCCATATAGACCTTTGAACAAAAGTCATCAATCTTACTTCTAAGCGTATCAATAGATGTATAGAATGAACTGTTTAATTCTATGTGTGGAGTATTCTTGAGATACTTACCTATTAGTATGCGAGCAATAGTAGTTTTGCCGGTTCCAAAATGACCATATAAAATAACATTTTGGTTGAGACCGTTCTCAAATATTTTACGGATTCTTGGTAAAAGGATTACGTCCTCAATTGTTTTAGGGCGCCACTTCTCTGATAGTAATAGTTGTTTCATATAACTTATAATTCGGATAAATTATAAGTTGAATACCTCTGAAAGTTTAAATTTCCTCTATTCTAATGTGGAAGTTAAAGTATAGACCCAAGTGTGTATTATCATCCATGGAAAATTCTAATCCAGCTTTTTGTAAATCTAGTTCTTCAATTTTTGAATTTATTAGTCTTTTACAAGAATAAAATTCATCTTCAATTTCTTTGAAATATTTTCTATCAAAATATCCATTGCCTTTTTTAGTTTCAACTTCTTGCTCATCCATTGTGAGAAACTCCTCATTCAATTTACACTTTATGCTAAAGCATGCTTTTTTATTCCAACCATTAAAATATGGATTTATTTCATATGATTTTATAATTTTATCTCCAGTTACTTCTAAATTTAATACTGGTGATAAAAATTGTTCAATTTCCTCTTTGGTATGCTTAAATCTTGGTATAATACTTGACTTATAGAGTTCTTCGATATTTTTAAGTTTTTCTTCTTTTCTATAATCAGTTTCTAGTTTATTTAATAAACAATCAACATCAAACTCATATGGTCGACTTTCTTTCTTTGAAATGTCCCATCCTCTATTAATAGTCATACAGCCAGTAAATAATACTGAGCATTTACCAGTAAAGTTACCAAGTGAGTCTGGATCAATATGATTAGACCAAAGATATTGATACATCATCACAATAGACTCTAATTTTTCTTTTAGTGTTATCTCTGATTGTGATTCCCTAAAATATTTAAGATATTTCATAATTAAACAGGAATTATTTGAAAATCAGTTTTTTCACTTGAATTATTTATTAATTTAAATTTGTACTTTTGACCAGTTCTTATTGTATTACTTATGTAATCTTCTCTTTCTTGTTTATTACCACCTTTTAGTGAAATAAAAAATTCTAAATCTTGGTTAAAATAACACCCAAGTGAAACTTTATCATCTCTAAATGATGAGTATGTAGTATTTCTACCATAACTAAAAATTAAGTGTTTCTGTGTATTGTCTATCATGAACTCTGTAATATATTCTGGAGCCTCATCAATAATTATTAACTCATCTTTAATTATACTAAAATCTAAATTCCACCTTTTGATTGATTTTTATAAAATAGATAGTTTTTTAATAAAATCTTCTAATTTTTGGCTATTATCGATTCTATAAAAATCCTTTGATATTGAATAAGCATACCATATATGACAACCAATAATAACATTTCCTGAAGAATCCCATTTATTTTTGAGTTCGAGCTTCAAAAAGGTTAGGAATTTTTCATCAATCAATTCTAAAATATAATCAGATAGTTCATCTTCTGACTCAAATCTAGATTCTAAAAATCTTTTCAAATATTTCATAATTCTATATATTAATTATGAGGTGGGTAAAAAATTATATATACTTCTATGATAGGAGAAAGATTTAATTTTGAAGACGTATTTTTTCGTGATTTAACAGTGTGTGTACTTGATACATTAGAAGGTGAAATTAGATGGACTAATAGATTCTCATCCGGTGATAAAGAAGTAAATGTTCCATTTTATTACTCAATGACTGGAGATGAAAGATTTTTATTAGATTCATTTACCGATGATGTTGTTTCAAATAACAGATATGTTGAGTTAAATACCGATATAATACCAAGAGGACATTTAACTTTGACTGGATTTGATATTCGTTCTGATGAGTTTGCTAATCCAAATGTATGGTTAAAAATGGTTATTGATAATAAAGAAGAAATTAGAAAAGTTTTAACTAAAGTTAGAGCAGTTCCGGTTTCTGTTAAATATGATTTGGTTATACTACTTGCTAGTGAAATAGATATTTTCAAATGTAGTCAGGCAATTATGGATACATTATGGTTATATAGATTTATGTATTTTGAACATAACTTTATGAACATTGATGCAGTTATGTTGATTCCGGATAGTAATCAAGTAGAAATAAATAGAGAAAAAAATATGACTTCTGATAATCAAATTAAATTAACAGTTTCATTTGAGGTTCAAACTTATTACCCAGCATATAGAAAGCCGAGATTAGATCAAAGTTCTAGTAATGATAAGAATAAAGCTTGGTCTAATGTTTATAACTATGATTCTAATGGAGAAAACCCAGATATGATGGTTTACCCTAAGAAAACGAGATGGTATAGTGATTTAATTAAAAGTAGAGAAGGAGGTGGGCCGAGAAGTTCAAATGACAATTCCAACCGTGATATAAACTCTCAAAAGTGAAAAAATTAACATTATAATATTTATATATAGATACTATGGTGTGTATAGAAATTGGAAAGAATGATATGAATAAGAATTTAAAACAAAAAGTGAAAAAAATGACTTTTTGTTTATAATATATACATTAAAGAAATTAAAAAATAATAATTGTTATTATGAAGAATCTCAAATTAGAGTTATTCAACTTTAGAAAAAATTTATCTCTTGATCAAGAGGAAGTATCTGTGATTCTTGAGGGTCACATTAATGCTTGCAATGACTTGTCTGAAAAGACAATCGTTTTGTCTCTTAATGAGAAACTAAAAGCTTACACTTTTGACAAGGAAATTAAAGGTTTATTAGAGTCATTAAATGATGATGTGTCTGAGTATCAATTGGTATATGAATTAAAACATTTGTATAATGTTTTAAATAGTAAAAATCAAGGTGAAATTTACAGACAGCCTATTAATGTTCTTTTACAAACTATTAACTTGGAATCAGATCAAGATAGAATGTCTAAAGTTCTTAATGAATTGGCAGTTTATGACTGGGTTCCAGAAATTAAATTATTTGTTCATAATTTAACAAAATCACCTCAACAAAAATCTAATCTTCTTTCTGGTGGTAAATCAGAATCAGTGTTCACAATTGTTGAACAAGTTGAAGAAGGTTATCTTTGTTTAGTTAAGGACTCTTGGTTCTTACTTTCTGAGAATAATGTTGAGAAAACTCTTTTAGAGACTCATGTAACAGATAATGATAAGTTAAGAACTCTTCGTAATCTTGAGATTGGTATGAGATATGCTACTATCACTGAAGATAGAGTTAATTTCAGAATTTCTGAAAATTTAACTATTGGTTTATCAGTAAATAAAAAAGGTGTTATCTTCATCAATGATGATGAAATGAACAAAGAAACTACATTAGAAAGTTTATTTGCTTCTCCAATTATTCCAATTGTAAACAAACAATTCTATCCAATTTTACTTGAAACTTCAAATAACTTAAATAAATTTGTTGAAATGGATGTGGTTAAAAGAGTTAATAACTTAATTAATCCATATTTAGAAGTATTTGCATTCAATTATAAAAATGCAACTTTCTTATACAGATGTGATGAAAGATATGGCAATTCATTCTTTAAATATGAGTCGGCTTTAGAATTGGTAAATGAAGTAAGAAATGAATTAAATTATGATTTAACATTCTTCTATGAGAATAAATTAGGTAAAGAATTAATTACAAAAAGAAGATTAGAAGATAAAGAAAGAGAAATTGTATTAAAGCTTGAAGATGTTCAATTTAACATTGATAAAGTAAATGGCTCTATAAAGATGATTGGTGAATCAAACGCTTTGTCTGTAGCATTAAATAACTTAAACAAGAGAAAAGAAGTATTAAATACCGAATTACAATCTGTTAAAGAATTACAATATAAAGAAAGAGTTAAGGCTTAATTAAAATAAAATTTAATGAAAACTCTCAAAGAAATTTGAGAGTTTTTTTTTATTTATAAACTTTTATTTCAGTGTTCTATATAACATGAAAGCATTTCAGTTGGACTGATAATAAAAAATAATTCTACTACTATTTACTTACATAATAAAGATCTCTTTGTCGAGATCATAGTGTCAAAAGCACAAGGAAAATTAACTAACAAATCTAAATTGATGTTAGAGATTCTTGCTAAAAGAACAATTAAAAAAATGAGATATTATAACAATGATGATAGAATGGATTGTTATCAATCTGGTCTGTTAGATATGTTTTCTAATTGGTATAACTTCAATGAGGAAAAATCTGATAATGCTTTCGCTTACTTTACAGAAGTATTCAAACGTGGTATTGCTAAAGGTTATAATGAACTTTATAAAAAGAAAGGTGATAATGACCATCAAATTAGATTGATTAGTATTGAATCAAGTAATGATGGAATGGGTCTTCACTCAATTTAATGTCCAAAAACTTCGAACAATATAATTGGTCTGACTTTATACAAGATGTTGTATCACAACCTTCTTTTGTTGATGCTAAAGTTAGTATTCAATATGAAACAAAACAAGAAGTTAGAATTAGAAAAATAAATAAAATATTTAATAAAATTAAAAAAACCTCTCAAATTTGAGAGGTTTTTCTTTTTATGCTTCTTGTTCTTTCTTCTTTTTCTTATCAGATTTTTTATCTGACTTTCCACCACAGATGGTTTTGACCATTCTAGTTACAATTTCATATGGATCACCATTTGAAGCTGGTCTTCTATCTTCTAAGTATCCAGGAGTTGTTTTGTCTTCAATTGAAGAAGGAATACGAATTGAAGCTGTTCTATCTCCAATTCCATATCTAAATTCTTTAATTGAACAAGTTTCATTTGATCCAGTTAAACGAGCTTCATTGTTTGGTCCATATACTGCAATATGTTCTTCTACTTTTTGTCCTAATTTTTCACAAGCTTCAATAACTAACTTTTTCTTATTTTTCAAATCATCTCTCATTTCTTTAGTTGAGAAGTTAACGTGCATTCCCGATCCATTCCAATCATTTCCTTTATATGGTTTAGGTTCTAATTCAATAAAATATCCATATTTTTCAGACAATCTTTGTAATAAAAATCTAGAAATCCACATTTGGTCAGCACCATCTATTGCATAAACTGGTCCAATTTGATATTCCCATTGACCAAGAGCAACTTCAGCATTGATTCCAGAAATTTTCAAACCTGTAATTTCACATAATGTTGTGTGTTCTTCGACAAATTCGCGTCCATCAACATTATTACCACCAACTGCACAATAGAATGGTCCTTGTGGTCTAGGATATCCTTCTGTTGGCCATCCAAGTGGTTTATTAGTTTTTTTATCATAAATGAAATACTCGGCCTCCCATCCCCACATTGTTTCTTGATCATACTTTTTAACAGTTTCCACCATTTTTGCTCTTTTATTTGTGTGGTGTGGTGTGTCATCTGTATTATATACTTCAGAAATAACTATAAATCCATTGTGTTTAACTGGATCCATGAAAATATTTACTGGATGTAATAACAATTCTGATTTAGAAGTTTCGGCTTGGCCAGTGGAAGATCCATCAAAGTTCCACATTGGTAATGATTTTGGATTTTTTTTCCAATCATTATAGAATGGTTCGCGTACATCTCCGGTTTCACTATTTTGAATATCTTCAATAATATCGTCGGTGATTTCTTTCTCCACTATTTTTGTTTTTGAACGTATTTGTTGAGGATAATTACCGTCTAACCAAATATACTCTAAATGAAATGTTATTTTTCTCATTGTATAATTAATTTTTATTTATTATATTTGCTAAACTTTAAGAGTTTAATTAATATCACTATAAATATCACAAAAGTATGAAAAGCGTTTATTTACAGTATTGGGAAGAGTCTGAACGTGGATGGGGCATTCGTCCTGATGGTTGTTCACTACATTTAACAAAGGATGAATGTAAATCTTACATAAGAAAGACTTATGAAAGTAGAGATTCAGATGCTATTCCACATGAATATGATAGAATTGTGGGCGATCCGATTGAGGTGTCTGTATCTGATGAGATTTTTAATGAAGTAAGTAAATCTGGTAGTATAAGACTAATGCAAAATTCTCTCACAAATTTAAAAAATCTGGGAGAAATAAAAACTATATTTGAAGATGAGCCTTTTGTCTAATTTTTTCTATGCCCTTTCACTTGTTTTTATTGTGGTTGAGGTGTATCAACTAACCAATCGTAATAAAATTTTTGCTAAATTTGATCCAAATTTGGATCTTAAAAGTGCTATTCCAAATTTATTTTTCTATCTATTTAAGATATTCTATTTAATTTGGTTACCGATTGGTTTATTCTCACATTTGTGGATATATTTCTTTGGTATTATTTTTCTTGGTCTATTTAAGTATGTTATCTTATCAACCAAGAGAAATATTGCTATAAATTTATATGATGGTATAAACACTATTATGAGTGTTTTCTTTCTTATTATTATCTTGATCCAAGGACTTTTTCAGTAATAATAATAAATTCAAATCCTTTTCTTTGACAATATTCAATCATGTAAGTCCACTTACTTAGATTTTTATTATACATTTTAAGAGCATATTCAAAGTTCTTCATCTGTTTAGCTGTTGGATTTGGATTCAATTTAGGTTCAATTGTTTCTGAATAAGGCTTTACTTCAGCAACAACTTTAGAAATTGATCCATCCTCTCTTTTTAACTCATAATAAAAGTCAGGATAGTAAGTATGTTCTGATGTTTTATAATCTTGATTTTCTGATACCCATTCTGTTTTGGTGTAGGGTATTCTAAGATGTTCTGCTCCCCAATTGATAATCTTTTCATTATTGTCTAGATAGACCATCATTTTCTGTTCTAATCCGGAACGATAGTATAATCCACCTTGTGAGTTTAATTTAATTACTTTGTCTTTGTTACTTGGAGTAAACAATCCTTGGTGATATTTACCTGGTTGTTTTGGAGCACTATTTAACATACCTTAATGTTATTTTTTAATATATATCTATAAATTAATATCCTATGGGTGAATTATTAGAAAGAGTTAAATTAAATAATTTGGTTTATGGTAATGGAATTGCTGAGAATTATAAAAATAACTCACTTTATTTCTATAATAAGTTTAGTAAATCAGATAGTGAAGTTACTAGTATGAATGTTGGTCAGATGCAATTGGGTGGGTTTTATCACTTACATTATATGGATGATTCTAATTGGATGAGATATTCTCCAATTTTCACTGTTGATTTTAAGAAATTTGAGAATCTTATAATTATAATAGGTATTAATTTTAATTTTATCCCACTTGAAGTTCGGGTGAGTATATTTGATAAGTACATCAAAGAAGAAGACTTTGAAAACAATAATTTATTAGAAGTTGATTTTCAAGGAGTTTATAGAGAATTGATGAATTATGGATTTGAGTATGCTTTGGTTGAATATAATCTTCAACAAGTTCAACTAGTCCATAAGATAAATATGGAAGCAGTTCCTAGATTCTTATATTCTGGTCACCCTAAAAATAAATATGACCCTAGAAAACTCTATGAGATTTGGAGTGCTAAATTAGGCGATAGAGCTGATAGAGATGCTGAAATGAGTAAAGTTTTGATAAAAGACTTTTATCAAATTTCAGATGATATAAAAGAAAACTACAAACTACTAAAAGGACATGCTGATAGAATCAAGAAAAGCCTTGAAAAATATGGTCGTTAAACTTAATATATATGGGAAACTCTGTTTTTAATATATACTAGAAATTTTTAAAATTTTATGGCTTCTTATAATCCGCTAAATCAACAAAATCAAAATTCTACTTATATCTCATCTGCGGTTGAGAATAAGGGTCTTTTTAATAGATTGCTTCGTAATTTATCAAACTTCGGTATGAAGTATGATGATATGATTATCAGAAACACTGTCGGTGTTGGTATTAATGAGGATCCGTACAGTCAGAAAAATAATTCGATGTATGATTTCTTCTCATCCAAAGCGGTTGCATCTGTTCTTAATAGAAAGTCAGTTCCTTATTTGGATAGAAGTTATGCTGATAAGAGAAGAATTTTAAGAGAATATTCAATTAAAGATGAATTAAGAGATTTTGTTTCATCGGTTTCTGATGAGGCAATTATCTATAATGAGAATGATTTTTGTTCACCTAGACCTTTATCAAATGACTACTCACAAGATATTAAAGATAAATATCAAGAGTATTTTGAAATTATTTATAATAGATTTGGATTTGGTGATAACATCACTGCTTGGAATATGATGAAAGATTTCTTAATTGATGGTTATATTGCTATTGAAATTGTGTGGGATGATAAGAAAAAGAATATTATTCACTTTAATAGATTAAGGCCTGAGACATTAGTTCCAGCATATGAGCCATCTATTGGTAATCTTTGGATTCAATATCCAGAGGATCCACAATTAAGAAGAATCTTCTTAGATTCTCAATTGGTATTTATTTCATATTCAACACAGAATGACTATTCTGAAACTTCATATCTTGAGGGTTTAATTAAACCATATAATCAGTTAAAGATTCTTGAACAAACTAAAATTATGTTCAATATTATCAACGCTACTGTTTATCAAAAGTTTACTATTCCAATTAAAGGTTTACCTAGACAACGTGCTGAAGAACAAATTGGTCAATTAATTGCTGATTACTCGGAAGAAGTTGAATGGGATGATACATTAGGTACTGTTACTATAAATGGTAGAAAACATTTACCATATAATAAACAAGTGTGGTTTCCAGAAGGAGATGCTGGTACACCTGGTATGGAATTAGTCTCACCGGAAGGTCACAACTTAAATGAGAATGATATGTTAACTTGGTTCTTTAATATCTTAAAAAGAGCATCTAAAATTCCTTTCCAAAGATTTGATAAAGAAAATGGTGGTGGTAATGTATTTAGTGATGCGGCCGAGATGACTAGAGATGAAGTTAAATTTAATAACTTTATTAACCGTTTAAGAGCTAACTATAAAGAATTAATTGTTAAACCACTTAAATTACAAATGTGTATGGAATTTCCAGAATTGAAAAATGATGAGATATTCTTAAACCAAGTAGATATCAATTTTAATTCAAATCAATTATTTGAAGAGTGGAAAAAGTTGGCAAATTTTGAAAAGAGAGCTAGTATTTTAGGCACTATGTTGGGAATTCAAACTGCTGATGGTCAACCATATTTCCATATTGATTATTTAATTGATAAAGTTATGAAATTGACACCAGAAGAAAAAGAAGAAAATAAAGCTTATTGGATTAAATCTGGTAAAGGTGGTGGTGCTGGACCAGAAGGTGGTGCTGAAGCTGGTGCTGAAGGTGGTGAACCTGGTGCTGAAGGTGGTGAACCTGGTGTTGAAGGTGGCGAAGGTGGTGCACAAACAACTCCAGAAGCTGGACCGGAACCTGGTGGTGGCGGAGAAGCTGGTGGTGAAGGTGCTGAATTTGAATTCTAATAAAAAAGTCTCAAAAATTAATTTGAGACTTTTTTTCTTTTAGAAATAATTTCTTTTGATTTTGTTGGGTTATCTACTCCAAACTTATCAATCATAGTTTTCTTAATCCTTTTCTTTATTTCCTTGTTTTGAATTGGATATTCAACGCCATAATTTTCTTTAAGAGTTTCTTTTCTTTTCTTCTCTGAACACTTTCTACAATAGTACTCACCCCATTTATTATCATATTTAACATAATTCTTAAATATGACTTCCTTAACTATACCACATCCATCACATTTACAATCTATTTTATAGTGGCTTCCTGTTGATAATAATTCAACTGGAATTATTAGAGCTTCTCCAATAGCAACATCATATCCTAACTCTTCGTAATATGAAAAATTGGACTCATTTATTTTTACTATAATTTCTCTAGTTAGTATCATGCTGCTTCCCTTATATTAAAATCTATATCAAATGTTATGATTTCACCTGTATTATTATATATGGGATTTAGTACCATCTGTTCTGCATCTAATGATTGAATTGGTCCACCTACTGGTGTGTCTAGTATATCAATAACTCCATATAGAGTATTGTTTTCTACAACTATATTTTTAATATGGTGTGATATTGTTGATATGTTAAGTACTTCTCTATATTTTGACTGATAAGTGGATCCATATTTGTCATATAGTTTTATTGGTGATAGTGACTCTAAAAATGGCATCCATTGATGAATTGGATCGGAAATAGATAAAATTTCATTTATGAATTTATCTCTATTCATTTTTAAATAAAATTCTTTTGAGTTTTCCGGGTTAGATAAAAATTGAACAATTTCATCCAAAGAATCTTCATTTTTTTGAAA